AGGGATGGGCGAGCTACCCGACAGTTCACGCCATGGTTCATGCAAAGTGGGCTTGGTCATTGCGCTGCCTCCGTGACGAGGAAATCGTTGAACGACACCTTCCCGCCCGTCGCCTCGGAGAGCGTTTTCAACCGCTCAATCGACGTGTTGTCACCGCGCATGATCCGATAGAGATGCTGGCGGCTGATCTTGCAACGTTTGGCAAAGGAGGTGAGCGTTTCGCCGCTCGTGTCCAGGTGCCGCATCAGTGGGTGGTGTTCGTAGCTCATGCAATCTTTGTAACGCTTAACGTAACATGGGTCAAGCACAAAAATATTTATCGTGTCACGTTTGGCGTTCCCACTGATTCTTACCGTGGTGGTAATATGCGGCCATGACGAACAAGTACCGACGCCCTCACTTCATCCAGCAATGGCGCAAACATCGAAAGCTGTCCTTGCGCCAGCTGGCTGAGCGCATGGAGAAGGAACCCGGCGAGCCGCTGATTTCCCATGCCCAGATCAGCCGCATCGAGAAGGGCGAAAACCAGTACACCGAGGAAACCCTGTGGGCACTGGCAGAGGCTCTGGATTGCGACGTTGCGGATCTGATCGGCGTCGATCCTAGCAAGGATGGCGAGGTCATCGACCTCATGCGCCACTTGCCGGAAGCAAAGCGCAAGGACGCAATCGCTGTCCTCAAGGCCCTCGCAAACGGTTGAGTACAGTTTCTGTACGCAAGATATACGGTCTTTTTATATATTCTTAATAGAGATAGATAAGGACCATATATCTTGAGTCCATTTTCTGTACTCAACGTTTCCACGGTCCGTCTCCATCGAACGGCATGGCATAGAACGTCCGCATCCGGTGATATTTGACCATGTGCAGAAAGCCGTGGTCCTCAAGCCTCTTCAATGCTTTTGAAAGCGTGGACTTGCTGCCGATCCTCGCATGTTCCATCAGCCATTCATAAGACGGCCTGACCTCTTCCCGATCCTCGGCCTGGACGAAGGTCGCAAAGAGAAGCCCGACGCGGACGGCGTTAGCGTCCAGGTGCGGGCTGCGGGCGATCTCATAGAGATATGAAACGCGATTCCTGTTGTACTGCTCGGCGTAATCCATGCCGCGTTGTAACACCCCGCGTAACCGCTGTCACGTTTTAAGTGACGTATTTGTTTTTTCCTTGTTGACATGTCGTCACGTTTCGCGTTACAAAAGACTCATCAGCCACCCAACGGCGGCGCAAACGGAGAACGGAAATGACGGAAGACCAGATCAAGCACATGGCCGAACAATTCCTTCGATGGAAGTTGCCCGCCGAATTCAGCCCCGATGGCGGGATTAGTTTCCAGAAGAACTACAACGAAACCATGCCTTGGCCAGCGGTGCACGAGCCAACAGGAACCAACCTGTTTGATTACGGGCAGGCCACAGAAATGGTGCGGTACATGCTCGAAGGGTTGCCGAAATGACCATGACGCCGGTCGGTGACAAAGGCCAACGATACGAGGTCAGCGCGTTCAACTACCCGATGGAGGGAGAGACGTGCGTGGTTGGATGGGTCGAGCACATTGACGATGCCGAACGCATGGCAAAAGCCATCGCTCTGGCTCCTAGCTGCGCCTCTTGGACGATCCGCGACAGATGGAACGCAACGCCAGAATGGCCGGGTGGGAAGTACACGCAAATGGTCGGGGCAAAAGGTCTCCGCTGACCACCTCAATCAATTCCAAGGAGAGAGACATGGCAAGGCACTGGAAATACGCAAACGCCGAAACAACACGTGTTGGCCGTATGGTTTGCACTGCTTGTCACAAACCTATCGAAACGGGCCGCTTTCGCTTTCGTGAGACAGAGGACGCCTTCCTGCCGCAGCACGAAGCTTGCTGCTCCGATGACCCACAGTGGGCTCGTTTGGACAGAGAAGCGGCTAGACGAAACCGCCGCGCGGAACAGATCTCCAGAGACCTAACCGCAATCATGGAAAGGCACGGGATGACCGCCAGCGATCTTCTCTGCGTTGCCGAAGAGATGCTCGAAGAAGAGGAGGCGTGAACATGGCAGAGCTAGCTTTCGACTTCAACCAGATCAGCCCCCGCGACAGTCGAGGCCGTGAGATCTACGGCATCCTGATTGACGGTACCGCGTATCTGGAAAGCGCATGGGATGATGGCTTCGGAGACGACCACGTTTTCTACGTCGATGCCGTCGAGATCCTTGGCGGGCTGGTCATCACCCTCAAGCAGGCAAAGGCACAACCCAACAGCTTCAACGCTGCTGTGTTCAAGGCTGTCGCCAGCGAGATCGAGAACGACAAGACCGAGCATGGACGCATGGCCGCATGGGATTTTGCGGATGCTGTCGCAGCAGAGAAGGAGCCGGCTTGATGTCGAGCGAAACGAAATTCACGCCGGGACCTTGGCTTGTGCCAGACCAGACTTGGCGGCGCGAACTCACTGTCGAGGTATCGGGTGACGAGCGCATCAAGTGCCCCGGATCTGGTGGCGCGATGTCCTACACCGAAACCGTCTGCACACTGAACTGGAGCGGCACGGATGAATGGATTGCCAACGCCCACCTGATCAGCGCCGCCCCGGATATGTACGAGGCGCTTACCTGCCTTCTCGGCATTTCTCACGAAGGTGAAATGTACGGGGCTAGGGTCGACATCGCGATGGAAGCGCTGCGCAAAGCACGGGGAGAATCCTGATGGATCTCATAGACCCCCGTTCACACACCGTCATTGAAGGCGAGAACGCCCGTCGCGAGAGGTTCGCGGCAGACCGTCCGTTTCCATTCTCACCGGTCGAAAGCCTTCTGATTGTCCTTGTTACGCTGGCAGCAATTGCCGCAGTTCTGTGGGGTATGTGATGAGCTTCGCAATACATCAAGCCAATCTCCTTGGGCAGGCCCGCGCTGAAATCGCCACCAAGGACGCTGAGATAGCGCGACTGCAAGACAGCGCACAATTCCTGCTTGATCGGCTTTCGGAGCTTAGCTTCGATGACGCTGGCGACGAACTGTTCCGCGAATGGAATGGCCACGTAGGTCCAGCAATGGCTCGCCTACGCGCCGCTCTCTCCCCCATGCCAGACCCTGCTGGAGAAATGCCGGTGGAGATGGAGACATGAGCCAGTACACAGGCATCATTGAAAGGCTGGAGAAGGCAACAGGGCCGGATCGCGAGCTTGACTGCGACATTGCATTTGCGACGAACGCTTACGATTTCAAGCTCTCTCATGGCTTTGAGAACTGCCACATCGAGCGCGGGAACAGCCGCAACGATGAGGGTGTCGAAGTCATCGTCGCGGACAAGGGGAAGCTGCACTATTGGGAGCCATATAACCGATACACCTCCTCCCTAGACGCAGCAATCTCTCTTTTCGAGATAATGCTGCCGGATTGGCATCGTGCGTTAGTCAACTACAGAAGCCATGACGGCGTCGTAGAGGTCGCGGAAATTGGCCCGAATAGGTGGGCGGATCGTGGCGAGTGTGCCCCACCAGACAATATCATTGCAGAGGGCAAGACCCCGTCAATCGCCCTCCTCATCGCCATGTTCCGCGCCCTCGAAGCGGAGGCCAAGCCATGAACATCCCCGCAATCGGCTATCTCCAGGCTCTTGAGCGCTTGGACATCGAAGAGCGTGTTGAATACCTCGCGAAGTGCCTTGCTGGCCCGCTTGAAGAAGGTGTTCGGCCCGTCCTTGCCCGCGAATATCTGAATCTTACCGACCGGGACGGAATGCCCGTTTCAGACAGCAATCTTACCGAGAGGGCAGAAGCATGAACGCCAAAGCAGAAATCAAGGACGCGGTTATCATCCACAAGAACGTGTGGACCGCACTCGCAGCCGCGCAGGCCCAGATGGGAAAGCTGGTCAAGGACTCGCTGAACCCGCACTTCAAGAGCAAGTATGCGGATCTCGCGGCCCTGATGGCGACCGCCCTTCCCGCGCTCAATTCCAACGGCCTCACGATCTATCACCAGATCACCAACGAGGGCCACACCATGCGCACCGTCCTGATGCATGGCGAAAGCGAGACGGCCATTGAATGCGATGTGCCGCTGATCGTCGCCAAGAACGACATGCAGGGCTTCAAGAGCGCGACCACCTACGCCAAGCGCATTGGTGCGGAAAGCGTGACCGGACTTGCTCCTGATGACGACGACGGGAACGCCGCAGCAGCAGCCGCGCCCACAAATCAGGACAGGAAGGCCCCGTCCAAGAATGATGAGACCCGCAAAGTCTACGACAGGCTGCAAGCGCAGGCGCGTGAGAACAAGACGCTCGCGGACTTGGAATCGTGGTGGAAAGACCCCGAACTCAAGCAGCACAAGATGAAGCTGCCAGAGGATTGGCAGAAGAACCTGAAGGATGAGGTAACGGCGCTCGCCAATGGGTTCAAGAACAACGACAGCCCGTTCTCGGAGGCAGCAGAATGACCCAGACAGCGACCATCGGCCACAACAAGCCGCCGCTATCACCATTTGAGTTGATGGCAGAATACATCAACGACCTTTACGACGAGGCTGCGCAATGGCTCGACGGCGAACCCGTCACAAGGCAAGAGCAGGCCGACGCCCTCAACACGCTTGAGAACCGCATTCGCGAAGCCGCCAAAGACTGCGAGGCAATGCGCAAGGATGAGGTCAAGCCGCTCGATGACGCGAAGGCCGAGATCCAGGAGCGCTACAATCCGCTCATCGGGAAGACCACTAAAGTCACAGGCAAGACCGTTGCGGCAATCGATGCCGTCAAGGCCGCGCTGAAGCCGTACTTGCTCGAACTGGACCGTCAGCAGCGCGAAGCCGCCGAAGCAGCCCGCGAGGAAGCCGAAGCCAAACAAGCCGCTGCTATGGAAGCCATGCGGTCGCGTGACGCATCCAACCTCGAACAGGCCGCAGAGGCCGAACGGCTGGTGCGGGAAGCCAAGCAGGCGGAAGCTGAGGCAGCCCGCGCAGAGAAGGCAAAAGCCCACGCAAAGGGCGATGGCCGCGCATCCGGTTTGCGGTCTGTATGGCGCGCAACAATCACCGACGAGAAAGCCGCAGCCGGTTGGCTATGGACCGACCATCGGCCCGAACTGATGGCCTTCGTTCAAGAGCAGGCCGACAAGGCTGTGCGGTCTGGCAAGCGTTCGCTTCCCGGCTTTGAAATCACCGAACACAAGGAACTTTGAACATGATGAACATCACACTCGCGGGACGGCTTGGCGGAGACGCCACCACCCGGCAGCACGAGGGCAACGACGTGACCAGCTTCAACATGGCTGTGGATCACGGCTACGGAGACAAGAAGGAAACCTACTGGTGGTCCGTCTCCATGTGGGGCAAGCGCGGGACGGCTCTCGCACCTCACCTGCGCAAGGGTTCAAGCGTCACGGTAACGGGCGAGTTCTCCAAGCGTGAACATGAGGGCAAGAGCTACATGCAGTGCCGCGCGAACGACATCACGTTGCAGGGCGGCAAGCCTGAAGGCGGGTATCCAGAGCGGGAAAGCGGCCAAGCCAACCAGCAGTCGAGCGGCGGGGCATCATATAACGATGATCTCAACGACGACGTGCCGTTTTAGGGGCTGAACAATGACCTCCCGCATCGTCACGTCTGAACACGAACGCCGCATGTTCATCAAGCTTGTGGAGGGGCAGTCTTTGCCCTTCACGGCCTCAACAGTGCACGGGAAGTCCCGCACCTGGATACAGAACAAGCTGCAACGGAAATGGATGCAGGAGATCGCCGAGCAGCTTGGCGACAGGACAGCCGAGGATGTGCGGGCCTATTGCAAGCTGACCATTGGCGTCCCGATCCGCAGGCGTGACGATGCCGACTATTGCGAGAAGTACGACCGCATCATTCGGCCACTGCCCTACGATTCCAAGATAGCCTTGATGGCTGAGCCTATCGATTTCCCGGTCACGCGGGACATGAACACAAAGCAGAAGACGGAATACCTCAATGAGGTGTTTCAGCACTTCTCAGAGCAGGGCGTGATTTTGACAATTCCCCAATCCGGTGACGCCAATCCCCAAGCGGTACACCGGAAGGCCGGGCGGTTAGCGCCTCCATCGCCCGGCCACTAATCCAGATGATGCGCTCACTCCTCCCAAGCAGCGCATCTAACGCCGGAGAGGCGTCCTCCTCCCTCCCCGCCTCTCCGGCTAACCTTTGAAAGGATAGGACATGGCAGACATCGAAGAACGCATGATTGTCAGATTAACGAACCGCGAAGTATGTGATGCGATATGCGAATACGTTGAGCGGATGCGGGCCGGTGATATGCCCAAAATGTCCACCGCAACTGTCAGTCTCCACATCCCGCACCATGGCGATGTTTTCGTTGTAGCCAGCGGCGGGATGACGGCCACGGTCACGACCGGGCACGAGGAGGCCAAGCCATGAGAGTCCGCCGCATCATATGGGCCTATCAGGACTGGATGACCCGCCGCAAGCTGGCCAAGAGGTGCCCGGAAGACTTCGCGCTGTACACCGTCCGCAAGCACACCGTGAAGCGTCACGGGCGAGTGTCAACCGTCGACAAGCAATACGTCGAGTTCAAGACGGGCCTGCTCAATGCAGAGAGGTGGCTGTGATGGCTCTCTCCGCGTTTTCCCTGTTCTTGCTTTTGGCATTCGGGCTGGCTGGATGGGGCTTGTCTGGCTCTAAGTCATTCCTAGACCGTGTTGCCGAAGATGGTCGCAACGAGCCGTGGAAGAACCCATGAGCCGGAGCGTCAAGGAATGGATCGGCAAGTCCGACGACGCCAAGGTGCCGCCCCGCGTTCGCCTGCGCGTATTCGAGGCCGCTAACGGCATCTGCCATATCTCAGGCCGCAAGATCCAGACAGGCGAGAAGTGGGAGTTGGAGCACAAGATTGCGCTGATCCTTGGCGGTGAACATCGTGAGACAAACCTGGCCCCCGCGCTGATCGAGCCTCACAAGGAAAAGACCAAGGCGGAGATGAAGACCAAGGCGAAGGTTGCCCGCACCCGCAAGAAGCATGTGGGGATTACGCGCCCGTCTGGCTCCATCCAGAGCCGAGGCTTTGACCGGAAAGAACGGGTTCCAAAGCCTTCCTTGCCGCCCCGCAAGATTTACACGGAGATGACCAATGACTGATGAACTCACATACGGCTACGAAGCCCATTACGGGCGGCATATCTGGTTTGTGAAAGGTGAGTATGGCGCAGTTCATGTATGGGCACAGCGCCACACAGATGATATAATCAAGCAGTTCGGCGACAGGTACTTTGGAGGCATTGAGTGCCACAGCAGAGTGCCGATGTACGAGGGCCAAGGCTCGCATGACGACTGCTGGCTGCTGAAAGGCCCGTGCTACCATGACGGGTCGAGCCTCCAGTTTTCGGAGCAGATCGAACCATACCTCCCGGCAGACCCTTCGCTGCTGGACCCCGAGAACCCGCTGATCACATCAATCTTGCACGACAGATACGTCTACTGGCTCGAAGGACCCGCCCTCTCCGCCCTTACTACGGAGGGTGAGTGAATGGCCTTCACACTTACCCTCGCGTCCCCCATCCCGTTCGGAAAGTACAAAGGGCAGACCGGAGACGACATTGCCCGCCGCGACCCAGGTTACATCACTTGGATGGAACGGAACTTGGTCCGCGTCGAAATTGACCCAGCAGTTCGCCGCTTGGCTGTGAACGTCGGCATGATTCAAAGCGAAGAAAGAGCCAACGCATTCGGAGATGCCGGAGATTGGGGTTTCGATGCTTACTAAGGCTACCCGCCCATGACCCTCCCCGTCATATCCCCTGAAAAGGCAAGCCCATGAGCCGCGCTCGCACATTCACCAGTGCCGAAATGAAGGACGCTGCGAGACTGGCAGAACTGCATGGCCTTACCGTGCGGTTCGAGCCATCCGGTACGATGGTGATGCATCCAAGCCACGCGCTTGACAAAGCCGACGAAGATAGCGCGGAATCAGAGCTGGCAAAGTGGAGGGCAAAACGTGAAGCTTCCGGGCGTCCACATCGTTAAGACGAAAGACCGATCAGGGAAGCCCGTAGAATACCACTACGCATGGAGGTCAGGCCCGCGCCTCAAGTCCAAGCCGGGAACACCCGCCTATGTCCGCGAATACGCGAAGCACATGGCCACCCGCCCGCAAGAGGGCAAGCCCGGCACACTGGCAGCTATCATTGATGCATGGCGGGCCAGCGCCGCATTTACCAAATTGAAGCCCAAGACCCGAGCCGACTATGAGCGCATTGAAGGCGTCATTCGTGCTGAGTTTGGCGATATGCCCGCAAGGGCCATAGAAGCCCGTGGAGCGCGAACGCTGTTCATCGACTGGCGAGACACCATGCGGTCAACGCCTCGCTCTGCTGACTACCATATGGCAGTTCTGGCAAGCATCATGGCCTTTGCCGCAGACCGGGAATTGATCGTCCGCAATCCTTTGGAACGAGTCGGCAGGCTGCACAGCGCCACGCGGGCCGATGTCATCTGGCCTAGATCAGCTATCGAAAAAGTATTGTCCGAAGCCCGCCCGCATATCCGGGCCGTGTTTGTAATGGCCTTGACCACGCTCCAGCGCCAAGGTGATTGCCTCACCATGCCCACGCTGGCATTCGACGGAAAGCAAGCATGGATCAAGCAGGGGAAAACCGGCGCACGAGTACGGATCACCCCGGCGAACCTGTTGCGCCCTATCCTGGCCGACGCACAAGAGGCGGGACGGGCAACGGTGCTGGTCAACAGCTACGGAGACAGATGGACATCAACAGGCTTCCGGGCAAGCTGGCGCAAGGAAATGTCTCGGCTGGGGATCAAGGGCGTCACGTTCCACGATCTGCGCGGCACCGGGATAAGCTGGCTACATCATGAGGGGAAGTTATCAATTGCAGATATTGCGGCCATATCGGGCCATTCCGCAGCCGAGGCTGAGGCGATTATTCGCCGCCATTATCTCGCGTCCGAAGCCGTTGCCAGTGCTTGGAACAAGCTCGAATCATGAAGGAACAGACATGAAGAGGACAAGAGTACAACGGCAGAAAGAGCGAGTGACTGGGAATATAGTCACATTCGATGTGAGCACCGCCGCTCACCCCAATGTCTGGGCGGTGGTCGATCTAGCCGATTGGCATAAGATAAAATCTAGGCGGTGGTCAGCCACCAAACGAGCGAATGGCTTCTATGTGAGAAATGGGACTTTGGGTCTTTTGCATCGATACCTTATCTCGCCCAGGCCAGAGATGACGGTAGACCATATTGACGGAGACCCGCTAAACAACTCTAGATCTAACCTTCGAGAATGCACCCAAACAGTGAACATGAAGGCGTGGCACGATAAGCGCCGGGGATACGGTGTCGACATAGAAAAGGTCGTCGTTCCTACGCTGCCCCACGTTGTCAAAGTCCGGAACAAAGCTGGTGAGATCAAGGAATATTTCTACCCCGCAAGGGCCAGAACCAGAACGAAAAATGTCATTGTGCGTAAAAAGAGACCCATGCTGTAAAAAGCGGCAAATCAGCAAGCCGCTAAGTGATTGATTTTGGTGGGCGCGCACGGGCTCGAACCGTGGACCCGCTGATTAAGAGTCCGGTCGCACCCTCATATTTATCAGCCACATATGCAAAAAGGGCCTGTAAAAACAGACCCTAAATTGCGCAATAATATCAGCGACGGCAGGCCAGGATTGTAAAAAATCTGGTCCCTATTGTGTGTTTAGAATTGCGGCTACCAATGCGTCACCATCTTCGGTGAATTCGAACATTGTTTCACCCGCTTCAAGGCTATCTTGCGCCTCAGCATCCGCCTTTGTGCAACGCCGCGTCGTCATCAATTTATTATCCTTGAGCAGCCTCAAGTCGCCTGCATCGCAACGGTCGCAGCCACTCTCGAATATTCTACCAACTCGGGCCGCAGCCGCTATCACTTCGATGCTGTAACTCATGGCTCAATCGTCCCTATTGTGCGTTGATATTTTCGATGCGGAACCCGGCAGCATTCCGGTGCCCGCCACCGCCATTTGCCTTCGCAATTTCCGACACGTCCATGCGGTCATCCATCGATCGAAGCGAGTAGGTCAGGCCATCGTGCGAGCGCACCAGGCAGGCCGCAAAAGGCGCATCCGGATTGCGATGCAGAAGCTGGTTGGCTGTCTCCGAAACGAAGTCATAGGAGCATGCGGCAACCGGTACTTTGTGGCCGGCGATTTCCTCGACGAACGCGGTGTCGCAGATGTTGCTCACGATCATGTCGACATAGCGCTTGATGGCCTCGCCTTCATGCTTGAGCGCCGCGACATCGAAGTGATCCCACAAGGCAAATTCGCGAGGATATGAGCGGATCGCGATGCAGATTTCCTTGGTTGCCGGCAGCGCAAAGCGCCACAGGTCGCGGTCCTCGACGGCAGCAAACCACTCAGGCATGGGCTCATTGCCGAAACAGTATTCCCATGCAAGACGGCACCCCGACTTATCCATATCAAAGCAAACGCCCACCCCGCCCTGCAGCCGGTCCGCATACTTCTTTTCGAATGGACCGCCGACACATTCAAGCCGCATGAAATCCTTCAATTCGGCCTCTGCCGTCTTGTGGTGGTCAAGGACAATCACGCGCTTGGCCTGCGCTGCCAGCGCCAGCATGTCGTCTTTCTTGAACGAAAAATCGACAATCAGCACGTCTTTCCCGGCCACGTCTGGAGCCTTGCGCCCGTACTGGCAAGGCACATATTCGACGCCATCGCCAAAGCGTTTCCAGACCGCGTAAGCCGCAGCAAATCCGTCGTCGCAGTTGTCGTGATAAATGCAGATATCCGGTGCCATGATCGTCCCTTGAATTAGTATTTCTTGCCGCCCGCATTTCGGGCCTCTAGCTTGTGGTCAGCGCGTTGCTGATTGAAGCGGTTTTTCTCGATGATGGCCCCGGCCAAATCCATGCCGTGCGCAGCCGCCGTGTCGAGAATGCGAATGATGCAATCAGCGAACTCGACTTCGCGCCCATCACGGTGCGGCAGTTTATCATCCATTAGGTTCTTGCGGTCGGCCTCCAGTGCTTCCGAAAGCTCGGAGTGCATCAAGGCGACAACCTCACCGAAATTGCGTTCAACAGGCTCGCCTGTCGCCGGGTTTGCGTACCACCCCGCATCCGTGGCCGTCTTGTGCGCAAGCTCCTGCGCGGCCTGTATGCCGTCGAGAACGCGGGCTTCAAGTGCTGATAATTCCATCTGTTTTGGTCCCTTGCGTGATTTTCAATTCTTCCACAATACAGCATTTAATTCACACAAACGCAATACGCATTGCACACAATATGTGTGATAAAGCGTTTGCAATTTGGAAAAATAACGCGTATTGCGTAAGTGTGTGCAAATCCATAGAAAAGGGCATGACCTTAAATGTTCGCATCGCCTACGGCTTCAATCGAAGTGACCGGGATTTTCGCACCCTCGATATCACCGGGGCCAAATACTTCATCGACAACGACAAGACCGACCGCGAGGAATTGCGCTCTGTGCTGGTCGCTTGCCGGGAGGGCGTGACCGTGGTTGTCTTGCAGGTCAGCGACTTCGGTCCAGGCGCGAAGGCCAAGCAGATTGTCAAGGAAATTGAAGCCACTGGCGCAACTGTCGAGGTGGCTGAAAAGCCTGTCGCCAAGCGGGGCGCGCCATTGAAAGGCGAAATGTCCGAGGCGGATGAGAAATGGGCGAAGGCCCTATGGCTCGACAAATCCCGCACGAAAACGGTTGTCTTGGAGCGGATCAATGAGCGCACCGGGCAGCAATTCACCCGCGACCAGTTGAATTATCGGTTCATCGGTCGCGCAAAACGCAAGAAATCGTAGGAGCGGGCCATGCCTATAGTTATCGCGCAGCAGTCCTATGTGGATGAAGTGGCTCGCCAGCTTGTCGAGATGCTCGATGCTACCCGCGACGAGCTGGCGGCAACTCGGGGTGAGGTTGCCCGGCTCAAATCAGAAGTCGAAACCATGAAGCGGCTCAGTCGTGCGCCTGGCGCCCGGCGGGGCATGTAATCGAAGGAGCCCCAGAAACACGAAGGCCCCGCACCGTTATGATGCGAGGCCATGATTGGAGAGAGAGATGGAAGGTGTAAGAATCGATGGGCGCGATTTGCGCGTTGGCATGGGGGTCGGCGGTTGGGATGTTGAGTGGACCGCCACCCACGAGCCGACTGGCTGCAAGATAGTTTGGCAAACACACGGGTCAGCGCCGATGAGCCAGCACAAAATGAAAGACAGCGCGCTTGCCGCTCTAAGCCTCATCGTTGAGCTTTATGACCCCCTCCCCTCACCACCTAAGTGAGATAGGAAAGGATGGAAGATGAAGATCGTAGACCTGCAAACATTTCTTTCGATGCCAGAAGGAACAGTCTACTCCCGGTACCAGCCGTGCATATTCACTGGCCTAGAAGTGAAGGCGTCCGCGCCCGGCGATATGGATCGTGATTGGTGCTATGATGATTTGATCATCCCGATTGATGCGGACGACTCTGGAGACTTCTCGACAAAGTGCTCCATCGCTGAGGAGGGCGTTTCTGTCGCGCTGGATTTCTACAACAGCACCAGTCGGGATGGGATGTTTGACGATGAAGCGCTGTTTGCGGTCATGGAGCCTGACGAGGTGCGCGCGCTAATTGCCAAGCTGGAGAAGTCCCTCACCACCGAAGGCTTGAAGTAGCCTGCATGACGAAATCCAAGGCTTCCACAAAGCTCATGTCAATCACCTTGTCAGCCACTCGCAAGGATACCTCGCCCCGGCCATGCCTTAGAATGCTGGTCACTTCGATGATGGCGTTGCACAGATCAACCCAGCCGACTTGCGCCGCGATCTGCTTATCAACCATGACATCGAACAGGCCGTCACCACTACGGACGTAAACTCGCTGCATGCTGCCGCCTTTCAATTTCGCGGTTGATGTACCAAGCGGCCTTGCGAAGATCCTCTATGGCGTCCCCCTTCTGGTCACAGCGCCAGATGTACTTCACGGCATTTCCGAGGTTGAACCCCATGTGTTCCGTGACTTGGATGCACTCGATTCCGGATGGGTGTGATTTATAGTGCGGGGGGCTATCGATCATTTCCGTCATGCTGATACCTTTACCCGCGAGACTTCCCCGCGCTCTCTATGGAATGTGACCGCCTGTAGCTGCGCCCGTGCCGAATAGCCGTGAGCGGTTGCATAGGCGTCCTTGGCCGTGACGGCGCGCAACTGTTCCCACTGCACCCCGCCGATGTCCTGGCTCTTGTGATGATGCAGATGGCCGGTGAACAGGAACCGGTGTTTGGTCCTGCCCCATAGCTCGGGATAGGTATCCGCGAGGAACATCACCAGCTTGTCCGCCTTGGCCTTGTCGCCGTGGTGGCTGGCAATCATCACCTTGCCGAACTCATGCGCGAAGAACTCGCCCGGCACCTTCTGGACGGCAATTCGCTTGTCATCCCGGTAGCGTTCCGAGAGTGCAAACATGATCGCCATGTAGGTGTGGGTGTCGTGGTTGCCCGGCAGAATGCGGACGATGACGCGCTTGTGCTTGGCCGCTGCCGTTTCAATGCAGGTGGCAAGGGCCGATATGCTGACCTCAAGCGTCTTGAAATGCCGGGTATCGACATCAAGGACGTGCTTGGAGCGTGGCGTCATGTTGGTTTGGTCGTCGGCGTGGGTCAGGTCGCCAACGCCGAGGATGATGGCAGTCTCGGAGGCTGGTGAGGATGCCACGCATTGAGCCACCCACGAGCGGACCCGTTCGGCGGCAATGTCAGTGTCGTAGTCCTCGCCTGTCTCCTTGCCCCACGCCATCATTCCGAGGTGCACGTCAGCCAGCGGATAGAGCGTCAGGAGATCGCTTTCGATGTGCATGGGGGCAGGAACCACCGGAGCGGCCAGAAGCCCGTCCATGGCGCTCCTGATGCGGTCTGTGATGTCTTCCACCTGAAGCTCCGGCGCAGACCATCGAACCGTGTCGATCTGCTTTCCGGCATCGTCATAGACGCGGCGATGCCCACCCTTGACCTCGATGCCTTCAAGGCCAGACAGCACCATGGAGTTGCGAGCGCCTTCGGAAAGCTGCAAGCCATCCTCTAGCCCTAGCCGGTAGTGCCGCCTGAGTGTGCTGCGGTCCATATCAAGGGCACGGGCCGCAGCCGAGATATTGCCGTGTTCTTCCACGGCGCGGACGGCCTTGATCCTATCCGCACTCGGTACTGTTGGGGTGACCATATCATCGGCCCAGCAGCGGGCAGATGGTCGAGCCGGGAACGATGAGCGTTGCGCCAGTGAACGACATGGAGCCGAATCCGGCGGGTGCCATCAGGACGCCGACAGAAAGGCCAACCACGCGCCCGTCTGCACCGAACACCGGGCCGCCGCTCATGCCGGGAAGAATGGTCATGTCGGTTGGAACGCCAACCAGCCATGGACCCATTTCGCGGGGTGACCCGGCAACGTGGCCCCATGCACTGAAGAACTCGACGCTGAGAGGATTGCCGCGCGCCTGGATCGCATCGCCCACCTTGGGAGCAACACAAGACAGGACAGCCGGTCGAAGCCCGAATGTGCCGGATACGCGGATCAGGGCCACGTCGCGGGCCTTGCTCATCCAGAGCACTTCGCCCTTGAGGATGTTGCCGCCCTCGGTCTTGACCCTGACCTTGCTGTCTTTGGCGTTGTCAACGACATGGGCAGCGGTGAGAATGAGGTTGTCACCGATATAGACGCCGGAGCCGTGGCCCTTGTCGACGAGGATCTTGACGGTTGGATGCCCATCCATGACGGGAGTGGCGACGGCGCGGGATTGCAGGAAGAAAGCAACGATGGCCAACATGCAAAGCCCGATAATTCCAAGAACGGTTTTCATGATCAGTCTCCTTTCGACTGTCGGCCCAGCAGCTTCTTGATGTCCTGGCGGATCTCATCGAGCACCCGCGTTTGAGCATCCCGGCTATGCTGAGCGTTGGCGAGATCCTCCTTTCTCTGCGTCCATAGACGTCTGATTTCTTTTTCATTGGAGAGGGATCGGCTTTCGAGCCTGATCAGCCATGCGACAAGACCGATAAGCGCGCCGATTGCCCCGGCAACGACAGTCCAGTATTCCTTGAGGATGGTCCCGATATCGTTCATGCTAGCGTCACTCCCAAGAGGACGACCAGCAGCACTCCGACCGTGTAGAGCATCCATGAACCCGGATTCAGCATTGCTTTACTCCCGGCGTGATAGTTGGTGAGTTAGCCATATCGGCCTCCTTGTTAGGCTGGCGTGGTCAGGGTCGGTTGGAGGTCGCATCTCCTTCCGGCCCGTCTTATTTGACGCAGGCTTTGGACCTGCGGCAGGCGCGGTTGTTGCCCGCCGTCTGCTCTGCGAATTTCCTGTCATTGCCGGTGATGTAACGGACCGTCTCGGCCTTCGGCGTGGTCAGCACAAAGCCAGCCCCCTCAGTCGCAGGCGCTGTCTGGCACCCCGTCAGGGAGAAGCTCAAGGCACAAAGCCCGGTCATCAAGGTTGCGAATTTCAGCATCGTCCTTTGCCCTTTTCTTGAGTAGTTCGGCGGTGCGCTTGGCAATCTCGCCTTCAATGGCTGTTCTTTCCGCCACAGCGCCCTTGTGAGAGCCGTAGAGGTACGCCGGGGCGGCGAGTATCAGCCCACCGGCCAGGGCGGCTCCAATGAGCTTTGCCTTGCCCCACCATGGGATGAAGAATTCCATCAGGTGTCATCCTTCTGGAGCTTCTTCACCAGCAGGTACATGCCGACCGCAAAGCCGATCACCATGATTGCAGCGAGGGCGTATTGAGCCGGGCCGGTGCCGGAGAGAACCGAGCCGATACCTGAGACAACGCCGGTAAGCGGTCCCCATGTCGCCGGATCTTTGAGCGTTTCGGTGATCTTCTTTTCGGGCACATCAGCCGGGCGCGAGGGCTGGCTTGCCTTCGGCTCGGGCGGTTCCTGATCCATGACGAACGAAAGAGCCGTGGCGCGGACGTGTTCGATGCGGCGGGTCCAGCCCTTGCCGAACGTGTCCCAGGTATTCAGACGGCGAAGCCACGCAATGCGCTCGTCGCACAGCTTCTTGATGAGGTGAACGGTCGGGTGCTTGGTGACAGCTTCAAGCGTCATTGCGCCGATAACACCGTCAACCTTCACACCGAGGATGCGCTGGAGAAACTTGACCGCGCGTGATGGCCCGGAGTTGATGCCGAAATCAAACATGGCATAGTCGAGGCCAGCGGGGAGATCGTCACCGGCAACCTTATCCCAGTACTGAGCCTTGTAGATCGCGGTGGCTTCGGTCTTTCCCAGCGCCTTCACATCGGCCTTGCTGACAGGACGCTTGCGCCATGCCCTGAGAGTGGCAAGGGTTACGCCGAGATTGGTAGCGCCGCCCGGATCGCGTGGGTGATCGACATACCCGCCCTCAACCTTGAAGACGTGAGGCATTGCTTTTGCGAGGGTTTGGTTGGCCATCACATATCCTTTCAGGCACGGCAAAGCGCTCTGAAACCGTGAAGGCCAGAGCGCGAAATGTCAGTTGATTGAGACCGAGACTCTTGCACCAGTTGAATCGAGCGCCTAGATTCTCGCAATGAGTAAAGAAACCACGCCTCCCGACGACCTGCTCGACGTGTTCGAGGCAACGAAAAACCGGCTCTTGCAGAGGTCAGGAAGGCTCAGTCATATCGTAACCGACCACTTGCAGCGTAAGCCGGGCGTTCCCGATGCATTTGTACTGGAGCTTCCTGAGGCTATCGACCCTGATGTGGGTTGAACAGAAACTGTAAGGCCCGCTCGGCGATACGCTTCCCACATTGATACCGGTGGTTTGGCCATCGTAGCTTCGCAGATAGCAACTGCCCGCCGAGCCGTCGATATACCGGGCTGAGGCAATGAGATGCACCATGCGGGCAGCATCAGGCAGCCACGGGGCCATTGGAACGTCTGTCCAGGAGGTGGATTGGCCGTTATAAAGCGCAATCCATGGCGAAGCGTCCTGCGCATCAGTGAACCGTATGTGCGGCTTCGGCCAGTAGGACAGATGAAAGTTTGGTATCCCGTCCCAATTGGGATTGTAGACAAAGCCGAACGGCAGCTTGCGAACGAAATGGTATCCAGCGGGAAGGGTGATTTCGCTCCATCCACCGCCACCCGACATCGTGATCGCCAGTTCATCGTTATCGTTTCGAGCGATGACGATGGGTGCCCAGTAAGAGCCGCTGGTCAAGGCATAGGCTGGGTCCCTGCCATTCACGCCAGTCGTCGTAAGATCGACATCAAGATGATTGCCGGTAATGGAATAAATCTTGTTGCCGTCCACGTTAGCGCAGCAGCCGTTGTAAAACCGCAGTATGTTCGTGGACATCTTTTCCGGGTCCATCCCGCCGATGAAACGCTTGAGGCTCAAAACATTCATTAGTAGAACTCCCAGACGTAGATAATGCCGTCTGCTCCGGCACCCCCATCGGCATTTGCCGCGTTCGCGTTAGCACCGCCCGAGCCGCCCGCGCCGTATCCAAGCCCGGCCTGCCCGCCAGCCGGGGCAAATTGCGACTTCCCCCCACCGCCGAGAACGGAAGACCCGCCCGCGCCACCAACGCAAATAGAGCCGGAAAAAATAATTCCTGGGAACCCTGCTTCGCCTGCGAACACATGGTCTCCCACACCACCGCCTGCGCGACCGCCGCCGTTGCCACCCGCCGCAGACCCGCCGAGGACGGTTGTTGAAGAAGTGCTGTCCCCATTGACCCCGCCAACTGCCGTAACGATACTGCCGAATGTGGTGTTGGCCCCACTCGTCGCTGCGGTGGAAGTGCCTGCCACACCACCGGCCCCCCCCGCCCCGACCGTGTAGGAATACGAGGCCGCAGGACCGGCAACGCGATGCCTGACGGATTGCCCCGCTCCACCGCCACCCCCGCAAGCTGCTTGCGATGCGTTCGGCTTGCTGTAGCCACCACCGCCGCCAGCGGCCACGGCTTCGATAACGATCGTCTTGACGCCAGACGGGGTTGTATATGTACCGGATCCGACGGTGAGGACCTGTCGTGTCGGGGCAATGCTCAAATTGGCGAATGCAGCCACTGCCGTCGTCGCCCCAGTACCGCCTGCGACGATGGGTCGGGCGGTGTTGGCGTCCGCCACGAGGTCGGCAACGAAAGCATTGTACTTGGCGCTTTCAATCGTGGTGTTGGCTACACCGTCCGTGCCAGCCGGGGCCGAGTACACGCCTGATCCATTTCGGGCCATTAGCTTCTCCATGCATAAGCGCCCCGCTTGCGGCAGGGCTTGGAATTGTTCATAATGTCGGGGATCGCCCGGTTTAGCGGGCTAAGGACCGGGTGAAGATTTGAAGCACTTTAGACTTGGCGATAAGATCGTTTTGGCCTTCGCAATCGCGATCCTGGTAGCCACAATCGCCTATCTCAACATGTCGGTAAGATGGGCGCTTGAATTCGCAAGCCTTGAGTATCTTGCGGGTGCCGTAACTGCGGCGGGTGTCATCTGGCTTGGCTATATCGCCATCAAATGGCTGGAGACGCGGCTAGGTCAGTAACCGCCACCACCGGCGGAAGCCTGCATCCCACCAGACTGCATCAGCGCCCGCGTGATAGCTTGACGGGCGATTTCCTTGCCATCTGCGCTCTGAATAGCCCCGCCGAACATTTGCCTAATAACGGCAGGATCGCTCTCAAGCAGCATCTTGGCGATCATGTCCTTCGTGGTGTCGTTGCGGCCTCGTGCGAAGTCGCCAACACCCTTCAGAGCATTCATTGATGCTGCACCAAACCGGCCCTGCAAGAGGTTGCCAAGAATGGTTGGGTCAAAGCTGGCGATCTCTGCCGTATCGGCAAGGTTGTCAGCCGTGCGAGACCCGCCAAGGGCCTGCGACGATGTTTCGAACATGCGCTGTTCACGGCTAAGGCGGTCCATAAGCTGGCCTCCCTTGCCCGGCTCCGCAAACGCAGGGAACTCAGCCGCCGTCTTCTCAGAGAGCAGCATGCGGGCCTTGTTCGTGGTCGGCGAAGATGACGCGGCCTCGATGCGGGCCATGAGCGGGTCAGCATAGCCGGAGCGGAATGCGGCCTGTTCGTCAGGGTTCATACCCTGAAATGCCGGGATGCTGTCAGCCAAGCGCACCCGCCCGCTTTGTGCTGTCGAACCGGTGTCAATGGCATCGATCACGCGGCTTTGACGGGAGAACGTGTCATTGGCCGCGCGGTATCCATCAGACGCACCTTCAAGAGCCTGATCAAGTTGTTTCTTGACCGTGCCAAGGCGAGCCGCGAGCTTGTTCTTGCCGCCCCGCGTCGCCGCGCCGATCATGTCGTCAATGTCGCCCTTGAGGTTGAGGATGGAATCGAAGTCGGAAAGAACCGATTTCCCGTCCGTCATCCTGCGGCGGAGATTGGTCAGAGCGCCCTCTATGGTATCGCCGGCAATGCCGCTTTCTGGGGTAACAATCTGGTTGACGCCGGGCTTGACAATGTCGTCAATCGACTGGATTGCGCCGCTGAGGTCAACCGCCTTGGAGCCGTCGCGAGCCGCGTCATAAAGCCCGTTCGCAGACATCTTACGAATGCCGGAAAGGTTCTCTTTAAGTGCCGCCGCCGTCTGAGATGGACGGAACATGCCTATTGCTTCATCGGTCGGGTTTAGCGCCGGGTTTGGAGCATTGAACCCCTCGGCCATGGCATTGACCAAGCGCCCGCCCTGCCCGGACTGGCGCGTGAGCAGCTTGTCAACGATTTGTGTGCGCATGTCGCCGGGAGTGCGAGCCACACCGGAGAGCATGCGTTGCCCAGGGTTGCCGAGAGCATCAGCCGCCATGTAGACGCCTTGGCCGTCACCGGCAGCGCGGGCCACATCATCAGCAACGTCTGACGGGTTAAGGCCCGCCCTGCGCAAAGCTTCCGTAATGGCCGAGTTTGCCCGCGACTTGTTGCCAATGCCAAGCATGCCGGAAACGGAATTGATCCCCGCGCCGATCATCTTGCCGATAGCTGGAGCCGCGCCACCTGCCACGCCACCAGCGCCCGCACCGATAGCCATTTGCTTTGGATCGAAACCAGAACGGGTAGCTGCGTCAGCCGCGCCGATAGCGGCACCAGACCCCGCAGAGAAGGCGGAATTGGTTGCAAGGCTTGCCGCAGGACTAGCGCCCATCATGCCGGGAGCAGCGGCGACAAGCGGGGCTATGCCAGCCACACCGCCCGCAATCTGCATTCCAAGGCTGGTCTTGGGGTTTTCGGCGTCGAACTGCCTGAAGGCCTGATCGGCAACGCCTTGACGGACCGGATCGCCCATCCCCGCATTGCGTTCCATAGCGCCGCCAATGATGGGGAAGCCGGAGGCCATGCGAGCGCCAGCCATGACGGCCTTCCCAGCGCCAGACCCGAACTGCTCATTCGCAATGGCCTTTGTATCGACCATGCGATTTGTTGCCGGGTCCATAACCATGCCTTCGGGGGGCTGGCCATAAGTGCCGTCCGGGTTTTGAGGGTCTGCACCTGCACCCGGCGACATCTTCTGAATAGCAAGCTGGAGCGCCTGATCGTCTGGAGCGTCAACTTCATATCGCTGGCCGTTCACTTCGACTTGATAACGGGGCATCAGTCAGCCTTTCTGAAGCGAACACCGGGGGTGACTTCGGTCCATCCATCTGATCCATTGTCCTGCCCTGCATTCGCGGCCTTATTTTTCGCGATCCAACCGTTAATGGTATTGCCGGGGACGGTAAGGAACCGCGCAGCGTTGGCCAACATTTCAGCCGTTTTGGCTTGGGCGGCCCGGCGCTTCACGAGCCACGAGCGAAGTTCTGGGGGTTGGAGATTCTGGGGTGCTGCCGTTGACATGGCAAGCCTAAGTTCACCCTCAGACAAAGCACCAAATGTCACGGACCCGACAACATCAAGGCCCATTCGGTTCATTGAATTCTCAAGAGCCGCTGACGATTCACTGATGCTTGGCAGCATATTGTAGACAAGGCCAGAGTTCGCGCCGTTGTCAATCGCCGAAATAGCCTCGTCAATGTTGGCAAGGCTTGTCTGGACCTTTCCGTATCCTTCCCAAGCTGCGGTCCCGGCTGCAATGCTTGCCTTACCGAGGTCCTTTGCGCCTTCGGCAGCCCCACCTGTCGCAATATCTGCAAGGTTTTCGGCTGTGGTCTTTGCCCCTGCCTGCAAGCCAGCGCCTCGCGTGGCCATGAATTCGTTATATTCGGGCGTTCCCTTCTCGAAACCTGCGGCCTGAGCTTGCATATCGAGGGCGCGGAAAGTTGCCGGGACACCGCCGCCGTTCTCCATGAATGCGCTGTACTCGGGCGTTCCTTTTTGAAGCCCAGCGGCATCGGCTCTTAGTTGGAGTTCTGCGAAACCGGCCGGCGTGTCAGCCTGCGGATTGCGCAACTTCTCCAACTGGGCCCGCTTGTAGTCCATCTCAAGCTGACGCATCGGATCTGCTGCCTGCATGCGCTGCTCAATGATGGCCTGCAACGTGGCTCGCTCTGCCGCTGGCAGAAACGGATTGTTGGCAAGCGTCATTGCCTGCATGAGCCATTGCTGGTCCATGCCCTGCGGCTGCGCCTGTGCAACCTGTGCCGGGGCCTGTGTAACCGGCTGGGGTGCGGGCTGAGGTGCGGCTTGCATAACGCTTGGCTGAATGCCCGGAATAGGCGGCTGGTTCTGCGGAACCTCGGCGGGGATCGGCCCGCTTTCAACAGGCATAACGGGTGCCGTCATAGCCTGCTCGGCCATCGGTGCGGGCTGCTGCATCTGTGCATTGCCGCGACCAGAAAGGGCGTTGGCAATGAACGAACCAATCCCTCCGGCCTGTGCCTGACGGGGCATCGGAGCGCGTTCGCTCGGCATACCTTCGGGCCTCATGATTTCGGAATAGCCGTAGCGGCCCGATGTGCGCTTTACAGAACCATCAGGAAGGCGCTGGAGCGCGCTACCGTCATTCGCCGTGCTTTGACCAGCCTGACCGCGCCATACATCCATGGCGGAGCCTGAGCCGCCCGGCTGCTGCTTGAAGCCACCGGCAAGCATGGTTCCGATAATTCCACCCGTGGACTGCTGTGGTGCTTGCGGCACCTGTGAGGTCTGCGAGGCCATCGCATTAACGGCCTGCGCGGCGCTGGACGGGGATCTGCCACCAGCAAAAGCGGAGCGAAGCCAGTCAGGCGCATTTGCACCCTTGCCACCAGCGCCCCAAACGGCCTCTTGACCAAAGCCGAGGTGCATGCTGCCGGGGCGCATATAGCCGTCACCAGCACCGAAACCGGTGACGCCATTGGCTTTGCCCCTGCGAACGATTTCTTCGTAAACGGGACGATCCTGCGGGTTGGCCCAATCGAGTTTGCGACCGTCCTTGTAAAAGAACACATCCGCCGAGTTGCCGTGGTCGTGTCTGGTCGAGCCGACGCGAGGCTTTCCTGAACCCTTCGCAGGCTGCCCGCCCGAAAATACCTCCATCTGAACGCCAAGCTCAGGCAAGAACCCTAGCGCCTCGGAAAGCTTCGGATTGATAGGCTTATTACGGACAGCGCCCTGATTGGCATACTTGAGCCAATCGGCTGCGGTCGCCACCGGCTGCGCAGAGGGCGCTGCATCCATAACGGACTGTACCGGGTCAGCCTTGCCGATTGGAGTGTTGTTGCTGACAGACGGTGCGCTTGGCTCCGAAACGGAACCTGTCACCATCGAGTCAACAGTCGGGCTTGCACCGACACTCTCGCCACCAAAGCCGCTCGACAGGAAGTCCTTGAAACTTGCCATCGCGTTTTCACGGCCCGAAGTCTCGGCCTTGTTCAAGCCTCGCTTCTGGATACCAGCTGCAAAGCCCTGCAAGAGGTCGCCAACGCCCTCGCCGACATTGTTGGCCCTGCCGTATCGCAGACGCGCCAACGCCTCACGCTGCGCCTTGATCTGGTCAGGCGAGGCATTCGGGTCAATCAGGAACATTCCCTGTTCAAACATGGTTATGCTCCTATGTCGTGGAGTGCGCCAAGGCCGAGCTTGTCATAGTTCACGCGCAGCATCCCGTCGCGGCCCTTACGGACTGCGTCGGGGCGCTTATTGGCCGTCTCCTGCGCCGAAACGCCGATGCGCTTGCGCTTTCCGTCCCCCTTGTAGGAGTACGAATAAAGGGTGTGCCCGTTGGCCTCGCCGACAGGCTCCATCTTGTTTTTCGCGCGCTCGTCGGATAGTGCGAACAGCCCCCCAACCCCGGAAAGAACGGACCCGATGCCTGCGCTCGACGCCTTCGCGGCCTCAAGCTTCTGCTGGTCATAATTCGAGATGATGCTCGCGTTGTCCGTAATCGGAATCGGGTTGACCTGATTGCCTGTCAGGAAGTTGGGCTGGGATACCTGACCGCCATTCAACAGCGCGGAAATCTGGTTGATGCGCTGGTTGTCCTCGGTCAACTGTTCCTGTGCCGCCTGCCCGCGACCGGTCAGCAGAAGCTGATTGTAAGCGTCGTTGCGGGACTGGTTTTGCAGGTTCATTTCGCGGTCGTAGGCTTGTGAACCGGCCTTGATGCCCTGATTGGCAAGGCGGGTGCGCAGATCCTCGTCCTGGTTGGCAAGGAGCGGATCAAGCCGGGCGCGGCCAAGATCCATCAGACGCGATTCCGTCGACTCGTTGCCAATCTTGAAATTGCCCGTCAACTGCTTGCCGAGGGTGCCGGAAAGGTTGTTACCGAGCGTGGCAAGGTTCATGCTTGCCGCGTCTTGCTGTCCCTTGATCTGCTGCTGCTGCGGGGAAAGCGTCTGCGTCATCGAGAACCGCGGGACGGTGTAGGTCTCGTTGGTGTACGGGTCGGTAAACGTGTAAGAGCCGGTCTGGTCGAACGTCTTTGTACCGTCTGGCGTGTATTCGTTCTGGTTGGTCAGGAACGCATTGGCAATCGATGTCGAGACAGACGTACCGGTCTGAGCGGCTGACGTTTCTTTCGGGGGTGTGGGATCTGGCTTAGACATGGTGCTTGCCCTTGTGTTTTCCGTTGTTCAGCCAAGCTTCCTTGGTCAGCACGTAAACGAATTCGGATTGATCGGGGCCGCGCATGTGTGGCACTTCATGCTCGGTGAATCCGTACCATTTGTAGATGCGGCCCAACTTGGCGTTCTCGCTTCCGATGCGGGTAAACACCGCATTCTTGCCAAGGCGGTTGAACGGGTAATTGAAGATCTCGAACATCACATCGCGGGTCAGCCAGCGCGGGTTTTCACCGGCCCCTGAATATTCGATGATCGATGCCCAATCGTCGTTGTTGTGGTAGATGACGGCTGCGGCGAGTTGGTTCTCGTCGTCAAAAACGCCCATTGCCGTGCCGGGACCGAAACCCCGATCAGCGCCCCAAATGAGCATGCCAGCGTATTCGCTGAGCGCCCTGTACATGTCCGGGTTTTCTTCGCACTGGAATGTGTGCGTCTTCATGTAACCACTTCACCGTCCGTGTAGGTCACAATGTACGAAACAAGTTCGATTTCAGGCGTAGGAGTCACGCCCAAAGTCACCTGGAGCTGAGGAAGAATGGTTTCGCCTGTCCGCCCGATGGACACCATGCGGGTGTTGACCACTTCAAGTGTCCCTGAGCCATCCCACAGGGCCACATCCCACAATCCGACATCCCACTGGTCTGCGGTGTAGTCTGCAACCGAATTTGGCACAGCCGGGAAGTTGTATTGATAATTGACGCCAGCCGAGACTTGCGGCGTGAACGGGCTTGAGGCAAGGAACAAGGCGCGCGCCTGATGAAACGTCTTTGTGGTGCCGGGGCTTTCAAGATGATCCGGGTTCCCGGCGTATGCTGCCGTATAGGGCGCTTCGTTGTCAGAGCCGCCGCTTTCCATCAGGTAGACAAAGCCGTCATTGGCCCCGAAATACCCACGCTCATTGAACAGCGCAGCGCAACGGACATCCCAATTCGTGAACCTGCACCACGCGCCCGTCTCAAGATTTGCAGCGAAGCACTGCGCGTCTAGATCCGATGTCGAGCGCGGTTGCGTCACGATCATCATGTTCTTTTCGGCGATCTTCAGCACCTCCCAAGGGAGAGCGCGGCGAGAACTAACCGAAGCTTCCCAAGCGGGATCGATCGGTGCCGAGACTGCCGACATGTTTAAGGCGGCGTAATCCTTGCGAATGGCTGCGCTGAGAGGAACAAGACCGGTTTCCGTGGCAATCAGGAGGTCGCCACCGGCCTGCATGGTGCAGTTGCGACCGAGCGGCTTGCCAATGCGGTAAAGCCCATCCAGGGACCACGTTGACGCACTGCCGGGATTGGTGCCGGAGTAAACCGCAACCTCGCCCTCTGTGGTGATAAAGACGCACTTGTCATCAAGGCCGTCACCAGCATCAAGCGACCAGCGCGCGCCAAGCAGAAGAGAACCGCCGCGCTTGACGATACCAGCCAACGAGAACGAACTCGCCGCACCGCTGATGCTGTCGACGCCAAGATACCAAGAATTCAACGTATCCTTTTCGACAAAAAACAGGCGGCTTGCATAGGACCATACTTGTGACAGCCCGGTTGTCGTCACGCCTGTAATGGCCGGGGTAGACACCCCTGTAATCGCCGTAAAAGTCGAACCATCATAAAGCAGAGGAGCGTCATCTCCATTGCAAAGATATTGATAATCCCCGCCCGCCGTGCCGAACTGTTGCGTAGCATAATAACCACTCGTCTGGCCGGTTACGGTCGCAGTGGGCGCAACATCCCTGTCAGCCGGGGTGGTGATGTCGAAAACGCTGCCATCGGTCGCGGCAAACAGCTTTTCCGTTCCGCCACTCTTGTAGGTCCAGATCGACTGAACCGTTGCACCGATGGTCGCATGCTTGAACGCCCCGGCCCTGATACGAGCGCCGGTAGTGGTGGGGAACCAGTTGTCCAGCACCCGCGCGCTGGCTGGGCCTACAGTCGCAAGGTTTTCATTCAAGACCCATCCGCGAATGGGCGCGGGGAACGTCTTGCTCTTGTAATGCATTGGAGGCGTTGCAGCCGGGCTTTGATATGGCTTGGCGGGCTTAGCCGCCTTGGGCAGAACCCTCACAGGCGCGACCTGTCGTCAAACTCGGCATACTGCGACAGCGCGGCCTCATACTCGGCCTCTTGATCCTGGTACGGCATGCCCTTCTGCCTGCGCCAGCGGACAATCGATCCCTTGGTCAACACATCTTCCGGGAACAGTGCCGTTTCGCTGTCTGCCGCGAACGCGACACCACCTGCCGAGGTCCAGGCCTTGGTCTGGTAGCGCACTGTTGCCGTCGCCGCGTTCGCCAGATAGGGCCAGAAACGAATTTCAGTGCCCTCAAGCAGGTAATAGCGTGGCGTTCCCTCGACTGCCGTCATTGTCCATTCGGCGCGTGTCAGCGGGCGGATAATGGCCCCACCAGACGTGAAGACAGATGCGCCCTCGGCAATGCGTGAGAGATTGGCGTTGACCGTCTGTGGATCTGCCGTGCCATCACCGGTAATCGTCGCCTCTGCGGTCAAATCCCCCCATGCAACACGGCGCGCAATTTCCTCGCCTGCGTCGTTGATGAAGGAAAAAAGCTCCTGGATCTCCCGCAGCGTTGAGGCTGCAACAATGGTCGGAACAGAAACCCCGACATCAAGTGCGACCTCTTCGGCAATGGTCAGCAACGTCATGGTGTGCACCCCGCAACGCGGACCGCAGCCTGCGAATACCGGGCGCGGTCGCTGTCGATCTTCATGTCGGTAAAGGCGCGGTCGGCCATGCGCTCATAGATCCCGGCAAGCTCGGCGCTCTTGATGTGCTTGGCACCCTCGAAGGCGCAGGTCGCCATGTAGACATCGGGATAAGCGGCAAGTAGCCAATTGGTATCTGTCAGACTGGCGCTGATGGTCGGAACCTTGGCGTAATACTCAATCGCCTTGGTGCCGGTGAAGCCGTTGATCAGGACGCTGGTCCCGTCAATCGCGTAAAACCCGTAATTGCTATAGGTCTGCTTCACAGTCGACAGCGGGGCCTGAACCATTTCGGTTCCGTAACCATCGTAGTAAAGATTGATCATTTCCAGAAAGTCGGCTGGCAGCGTCGCCACACCGCTCGTAAAGGTCAGATCAACAGCCGTGATCTGCTGACGGTTCCGGCTCTTGCGGTTGATCTCGTTTTCGGCGAATTGCAGCAGGCGCGGCCACACATCGACAATCGACGTGGAGCCTACAGCCTCGATAACAGCCGTGCGCAAGTCCAGTTGGTCAGCAAATACAGCCATCAGATCCGCCCGTCCTTGGTGCGCCATGCGCGGTTGTCTGGATCGTTCAGCCAGCGGGCGAAATACTTGTCGTCGCCCTGCTTCGTCGCCTCAAGGAGGCCAAGCTTTTCGTCATGCATGACATTGAGCGGAACAGAAGCGATCAGGTGATAATCGCCCTTCCACGCCTTGTCGGCATTGTCACGCATGGCCTTGTTTTCGGCCAGTGTGGCGTCAACAGGGTAATCCGTGCGGAACGTGGTCTTGCCGTCCTGCTCCAGCATCCAGATGGTGCGGCCTGTCTGGAAGTTGTGGTCAAACAGCACCCAGTCGCCATCCCGAATAGTCATGGTCAGGCCTTCTTTGGCTCTTTGACGCTCTTCAGCGCGCCGGATTCGATGCCTTCGATTGCAGCATCCACGGGAACTTCGGTAATCGTGCCGGCCCGGTGACGGACGCCGTCTGCGTCCCAGGTGTCGCGAACGATTTCAACCTTGATAAGTTTTTCAGCCATGGTGATGTTTCCTTGTGGGTGGGGAAAAGGGCGACCCGAAAGCCGCCCCGTCTTGTCAGGCTCCGAAGACTGCGTAAGCGATCTTCAGGGTGCCGTTCAGCGCCTCCGCCGAGGCGTGTTTGTTGGCCACCGTAATGACCAGCGCCCCGGCACCGGGAGTGACCCGAACAATCATCGGGGTTCCCTGCGTGTTGGTGCCATCTGTCACGGAAGCCATGGCGATGTCGGTTGCCTTGACTGCCGTGTTGGTCACGGTCAGCGTGTAAAGCGCATTCTGCGCCGTGGTCAGCGCCTCGGTCGTGATGACGCCGAAGCGATTGGCCAGAGTAGCGGCCCCGCCGGTTGCCGTAGCAGTGCCGGAGCCGAGTGAGTGAATCGTGCTCATGTCAGTTGTCCTTATGTGGAGGCGGTGAGGCCGAAGAGGTCAGCGGCAACGCCGAGGCCCTTTTCGTTTTTGACTTTCAGCGCGCCCTCACCGATGAGAACGAACTTCTTGGCGTCGCCGGTCTTGGCGATGTCCTTGTCTTCCATGATCTTGCGATACCAGCCCCACTGGGCCTTGCTCGGATCGACAAAGAACGCATTGCGGGCGGTGCCCGACGTGGTCATGACGGTGTTCGGCATAACGGTAAGCTTGCCGAACGGGCCTTCATAGATGTCCGCATTGGCGACAATGGAGTTGCCCTTGCCGTTGGATGCCGAGTAGCGGAAGGAGGCCACGTTGCTGTCCGACATGAACGTGACGAACACGCTCTTGACGTAGGGCGAGACAACGAGATGCGTGTATTTCGCGCCGGCAGTCGAACCCTGCTGTGCAACGTCATCCATAATGACCTTGGTAAAGGCCCGCTGGCTGCCGTTGGTCGGAGCGACGGTCAACCCGGTGGACGAGTTGAATCCACCGTTGGAACCGGCGCGGCTGACGTTGGAGGTGATCCAGGTCGAAAGCGAACCGGACTTGCGGGTGGCCCCGGCAACGGATGCGTTCGCGGTGACAATGGAGAATTCCACGTCCTTGCGAAGCTCGATGCCGCGAAGCAGCTTCTGGTGCTTGACCTTCTGGTTGTCGCCAGCCTGATTCATGGCTTCCTGAGTGCCCGACACGATGCCGGACTTGCGCATGATCTGGGTGTAGTTGCCCACGCGCTCAGGTGCAGACGCAGCCGAGAAGGTGTAGTCATCACCTTCAGTCTGGACGTTGTCCTCAGGGGCGTTGAGGTCTTCCGTTTCCCACTCGGGGTGAGTGGTGGAGAAAGACGTGGTTCCGATCAGGCTGTAGATCGGGGTGTCCTCGCGGGCGACCCGATCCACGACATCGGAAAGCTCTTCCCGATTGCCAACCGCATTTGGGCTGGTCAGTGTGTTTGTTACAACAGACATTGTTTATTCCTCGATTGTGGGGGTTATTCCCAATCGACCTGGAGCGCGTCCTGGATCGATCCGGACTTTGACAACCGCCGCATCGCTTCTCTGTTGTTCTTGGCGTTCCCATCCGGGCCTTTCTGGCGTTTGGATGGTGCTGCCGGTGGTGCTTTCGCAACCTTGGCCTTAGCTGCCTTTCTGGCCTCTTCCGCCGCCATGCCTTTCTTCGCCCAATACGCAAGCGCATAGATGCGATGATCGGTATGTCCTTTGGATTCGGCGTCAGAAAACCCAACTGCTTGGGCTGCATCGATTGCCTGCTGAAAGAACTTCTGCCGCTTCTCCGGGACCGCAGTCTCAGGGAAGGCGGAAACAAGCCTTTCATTCTCTTCGGCCAGCTTTTTCTGCCTGTCCTCATCCGACATGGATTGAGTAACCGCCTTCGGCTCGGCCCCCATCTGGAGCAAAGCGTTGACCTGCTGCATGGCTGAATCGTGCATCGCCTTTTGGGTGACGTATGCCTGATGGTCAGTCATGGCCAGCGTGTGCGGCGGTTCGGGCGGGATCTGGTCCGCAAGGAAAGATGCGAAGGCGTCAACAGTCTGTGCGACACGTTCGGCTTGCGCAGTCACCGTCTTGGCCTTTTCAGCCGTTTCGAGTGTCTTGCGCGAATAATCCGCCTGACGGAGATACCCCTTCTTGACCTCGGAGAGCGGAAGCTCGCCATGGCCTTCGATGGTGATCTTTACGTCGTCGGTGATGGTCTTGGCTTCGGTCTCGTCAGGGTCGTCTTCTTCCGATTCATCATCGGTTTCTTCGGTGTCCTGATCGTCCGTTTCCTCGTCATCATCCTCTGCGGATTCGGCCTCACCCGGGCCGTTGTCGTCCTCACGTTCGGTCTCTTCACTCTTGGGAGCATCAGCGGTGTCCTGATCTTCATCAGGGTCGTAATAATCCCAGTCGTTGGAGGTGTCGTTGTCTGAGGGGGTCGCGTTCTCGGTCCCGCCAACCGGCAGGGTATCGTTTTCGCTGATAGTCATGAATGCCTCTTAGGCTAGGTAAGCGCCCGGCTTATGCAGGAGCGCCTTTCGCGGCTGGAGTGTCTTGAAGCAATGCCTCAAGGTTCTGCCGGAAAGCTCGAATTGCGCGGACTTCGGCCATGGCCGCTTGGCGCATATCGTTATCTGTGATTGGCGCATAAACCCCGCGATCGATCGCGTCGGCTTCCAGTTGCGCCATGATTTCGGTGTAGAGCGGGCTTGCAGTGATCTGCTGCGCTGCCGCCCTGCGTTCGGATGGGGTCACTGTGCAGCCTCACTCGGCTGTTCCTTGGCCATCGACCGCGAGAACTCAGCCGCCGAAGCCTTCATCAGGTCGTTCTCAAGCTTCATGCGCTCGATCTCGCGCTTGAAATCGAACTCCATGACCTTCAGATCGCGCTCAAGGGCCATCTTCTCACGTTCAAGGGCCGCCTTCTGCTCTTCACGCAGCGCGTCGGCCTGTAGCTTCTCGGATTGTGCTTGCGTGGTGGCTGCGATTTCAGCCTGCTTGACGTTAAGGTCCGCCTCCATCTGTGCGCGTTCCTTTTGCGTCGAAGCTTCCATCTTGGCTTTTTCAAGCGCCATCTGGCCCTCAAGCTTCATTTGCTCTGGATTAGGCCGGTTGCGCATGGCTTCAAGCTTCTGCTCGACTTCCTGCTCGTCGGGCTCGGTCACATACAGCGAAGGTGTTCTCAGCCCTGCCGATTCCATCAGCTTTGCAATAGCGTTGTAGACGTTGCCCGGCTTCACAAACGGATTGTCAGGACCAAACCCGGCAAGCAGCTTTTCCTGCACCCCGATAACCTGCTGCATCATCATCATGTCGCGTTCGCGGGTGCCCGCGCCGAGACCGGTGTTGACCGTGCAGTCCATTCCCGCATTCCAGTCACGCGGATCGAAGGCCACCCACTCATCACGCAGGCGAACCGTGCGCGGTGCGTCCTGGTGGCGAATGATAAGCCTTAGAAGCCCGCGAAACGCTGCCTTGAGGTCGTTGGCAATGGTGCGGACGATCTGCTCCGTCTGGCCTATACCAGAAGCCTCGATCATGGCCGACGCCTTGGCCGTCATGTTTTGAAGTGCATCCTGCGCCATACCGCTTGAGGCGTCGGAAATGCCGGTCCGGTTGCTCTTTTCCTGATCGAGATATTCGAGCATGCCGAACGACTGGTCTGCCACGAACGGCACAGTCTGGATCGAATAGGCGTCTTTGGCCGAGAACCCGGCCTTTACCTTGATGGGCTTGCCAAACTCTGGGTTAAGCACCGCACTCATGTCTGTGATGGTGCCTTCTTGAATCACTGGCTGCGGGTTGTTCTGCCAGTAGATGTTATCCAGCGTGGCCCTCAGAAGCACCGTCTTGATGCGCTGGATGTCGAACACGTCATCCGAGACAGAGACGCCTTCCCACTGGTGCGGCTTGCGCTCGCAGCGGATAATCGCATAAGGGGCCTCGTCCGCCTCCTCATCGTTCAACAGGCCGTCTGCGCTGACCTTGCCGCCAAAGCAGAACTTGCGAAGCTCGGCAATGCCGTCTCCGTCCAGATCGACGCGGGCGTAAATCTCGTAGTACATGACCGGCTTCATCGCGGGGTCTTCTTCCCCGTCCTCGTCAATCCAGTCCTTGCCGCGCCGGGTGGTTTCCTCATGTTCCGCGTCGAGGTCAGCATCTCCAGTCGGCAGGCCGTCAACGATATCCTTGTCATAGCCCATGGCAACGAGGTCGGAACGTGTCAGTTCGCGCGCACGGCCCACGACAGGCGCGTTGATCACGTCAACCGCGTCGGGATGGATCAGGAACTCCTCAAGCGGGACGCACTCAAGCTTTGCCTGACGATTGACGATCTTGCGGCGGATCTTGAGGTCATAGACCGGGACAGGCATTTGCCCTTCCGGCGTCTCGATCACTTCTTCGCGCATTTCCTGCTCAAGGACCTCAACATCAGCGTCGGAAACAAGCTCGGCCAGCGCCATCTCTGGAATGCCGGTGTGAGACGAAACCTTGACATCCGCCTTTTCCTCGTAGCGCCATTCAAGGATACCATTGCGCAGACGCAACGCGTCGTGCACAGCGTCGTGGACTGCATCAGGCCCACCGCTCTCAGGGAACACCACGTAATTGATGTAGTCCGATGCCTGCTCTGCCTTTTCCTCGTCGCCCTCGCCTACCGGCTGGTATTCAACCACCTCGTCATTGCCGAGAATGGTGCGCAGGATCGACGGGAGAACGTCCTTGATGGTCGAGCGCACATCACGGGAGACAACAGAAGAGCGCCCCTGGTCGGCGGGCGTGTCCTTCATGATGCCGTCATAGTATTCCACGGCGCGGGTGCGGTCCGTAGACAGCGCCTCACGGTAATCCTCGCACTCGCGGACCATTGACGCGATCATCGGTATTTTTTCGCGATCAATCATCAAATGACCTTTCGGGGGATAAACTTCACGTTGTCGCTTGGCGTCTCGGGAGCGTAGCCATCGGCGAACGTCATGAATCCATCTGCTGGGTGGGAGTGCTCGTCATGGCGCGGGGAGGATTTCCACACGCTGTACTTGTCATCCCAGTCGCGGGCGTAGCTTTCGAGGTGAAGCAAGCCTTGTGCGCATTCGATCTCGTCAAACTCGCAGTTGGGCAGCTTCGTTCTTGCGTTCTGAATGCTCGTCATCTTGTCGTCGCAACGGGCCACAACGCGCATGTCGTAACCAAGGCTGCGGAAGATGCTCTTGAGCGTGATAATCTCGCCGTGTGTGCCAGGGCGGCGAGTGTCAAAATCATGCGGGGCGTAGTGGGTGCCGTACCTTGCAGAGCGAACCGATCTCCACTTGTCCAGCCAATCCGCGTAGTGTGCAGGGCCTTCGCCGCTGTTCTGGTAGAAGCCGACGAAACGATTGCGCCCCGCCACCTGCTGGTGAAGCCAGATCGTCGTCGCGTCGTTCAAGCCCCAATCCCAGAATGTATTGACCGGGAGCGCCGGGTCGTGTGCGTGTGGCCCAACGCGCTTGAGCTGGCGAAGGTTGCGAATTTCCTTGGCGAAGAAAGCCCCGTCCTTAGCGGCCTTGAATGCCTCATCGGGAGTGGAGGGGTATTCCTTCCACATGTCGTCGCCCTGCTCTTTGGCCTTGGCCGCGTACCAAGCCTTTTGGCCAACAGTGAGCGTAATGCCGTGCTCGGCCTCAAGCTCGGCGAAATAGTCGATATTGTCCTTTGTGAGCGCCGGACCGTCTTCAATCGTGTAGTTCGGGTCCTGCCACCACGGGAAGAAATGAAACTTCCATTCCATCTCGTGCGGATCGCGGCCCATGTCGGCAATCTGCTGCGCCTGCTGCGTCTTGTCGTAGAAGTCGCCACCACGCCCTTCCGCAGTGCTCTCGATGAACCCTAGCTGACCCTTCGCCAGCGTGTTCAGCGCGCCGGACTTGATCTCCTTGGCCTTGTCGGGGGCCTTGGCGCAGATCTTGCCGTATTCGGATATATGTAGAAAGTTCTTGGTGCTCGACCGGAGCGAAACGCCGACCTCAACGGAACTGTTGTTCGAGAACTCGATCTGCTGCGCGTTGTCCGTCTTGATCGTGACGACCTGCCTGATATCCTCCGGCAGCCGCTCATAGGCGAACTTGACGCGGGCAAGCAGGCCCTTGGCATTATCCAGCGTGTCAGCGATCAGACCGGCGTCGAAGTGGCTATTGAAGATGCAGCAATCGAGCGCCAGGATCAGGATGAATGTGCTGAAGCCCATCTGCCGGGCCTTGAGTATAATGTTCAGGTCGTGCAGTTCATCGAGCAGGCGGCTTTGCGCAAGGTTCAGATTGAACTTGACGACGTTCCCGTGCTTGTCCTCGATGTAGTAAAGGTTATTGAGCCTCCAGCGCCTGTCGCTGAAAAGCTCGACGGCTTCATTTAGTGCGGGTTCTGCCATCAACTGCCGCCATAATCATTGCCGCGAAAGAGCCGTCGCTGTTGGTGTAGTCGCTCTGGGCCTTGTCGACCAGCCCAAGGTCGCGGGCGATAATGTTGGCGTTGAGCAGGTCAGCAGCGGCTCCGGCGAACTTCTGATCGCGGATCACATCATCAATTCGCGATGTGACTTCACCAAAACCTTCTCGCTTCTTGTACTCGGACCAAGCCTGCTGGCTGATATCTAGAAAGATGCAAAGGCCCATGATTGTCATTGCGCGCATCTTGGCGACTGGCTCATGGACGTTGACGCCCTGGTAGCTGGTCACTTTGTCTTCCCATAACGGGTTGGACTCTACCCACTCGAAATACTCGCATGCTGCTGACCACAGATCGTCAGCGTTCGCGAAGGTTGGCTTGCGGCCATGCGACGAACGAAGCTCCCAGAATTTGTTGCCAGCCGGTGCCGCCATGGTTTGCACTCCTTGCGGTTGGTGCGGGATTATCCATACGCCTCTAGCTGGTCGGCATGGTTACGGAGAATGGCCGCAACGCCTTCAGGGTCGTGAACGTCGAGCATTGCGGAGATGACCGCTTCGAGCATGAGGAGATTGCGGGAATGCCAGTGAGCAAATGTGGCCTGCTCTACTGCTTCATTGAGGGCGCTTAGTTCGTCACGGTCAGGACGGGACATCGCGTACCTCGTGCATGAGTCTGCCCGCCATCACCTGCTATTGAGCTACGAGGGCTTCTGTGTGTGTCAGGGTGGCGGGCAAGAGATTAGAGACTGGCAGGCCGCTACATGCTGCTTCGCCCAGCGCCCTCCTGAAAGGTTCTTCGGCTGGGGACCATTTACCAAATTCAGTTCTGGCACAGTCTCATCTGTTTGAGCCTTATGGCTCTTGAGTGTCAGGACGCCCAAGTGGCTTAATGGGCAGTGAGGCAATCTCAGCGGAGCCTATCCCGCGCTTCCTGTTCATTGCTGGCGTTTGCCGCCGTCCTGATTGAATGGGCGAAGGGATGTGCTATCCAACCGCTGCTGCAAGCCTCTGTGAGACATCGCCCAACTGTTTGCCGTCGCTCTAGGGCGATAGCGAATGAATGCCGGTATTCCGCCCCGAGTGCCGCTGCATTCCCGGTCTAGGCCCATACGGTGTCTAAGGGGCTTGGGCCTTCTCGTTGCCTTTCGGCATAACTTTCAAACCGGCCCGCTGTTGCGTTCCGTGGTTGCGGCCCGATGGTCGCCCGAAGGCCCAAAAGGAACAGCCGCTACATGCAAACTTTGCAAGGCAAAATAGACCGCTTTGCCCTTGATGTCAACACCTCGTTTCGGGGGCGGAATGAAATTCACCGCTGTTCTTTCTCGGTCTTGACCCAGACCCCCTTCCCGCATGCAGCTATCTTGACGTCCGTTATCCTGTGGTTGTAGCGGAAGCCACGGTAAAGCTCCCAAAGCATCCCACCGTTCTCCCCGACAAACTCCCACCCCTGCGCTTTACTGTCTCTCACATCTCTGCGCACAGCCAGCGCACCCTTCGTAAATTCGGTCACAAGCATTTTCAAAATCCTTCGCAGCTATTCCGCCGCTTCCAAATGAACGGCATCGATCTCAACTGACATGTTGTTCAGCCTGCCAATAATGCCCTTGATTGTGGCCCGGCCCGTTGCCGCATCCACCACGAAACTCTCACCGGCCAGCAAATGGCCAGTCTTGACCCGTACAGTCGTATTGACCGGGAATGCGTTGGACAGTGCCGCCCGCGTTCCAAGCGCCTCTCTGGCCTTCCTGTTGGCTTCCTTGCGCTCATGCTCGGCATTGACTGCGTGTTCTGCCGCCGCGATGTCCCTGACCTCTGTTGCGGGGATAGGAACCGGGGCACCGGCAGACTTGATCACGTCCATCACCCCGTCACACTGGCGCAGGGCTTCGAAATTGGTCACGCCCTCGACAAAGCCATATCCTGGCATGAGCGGAAAGCGGCGTTCGATCCTCTTTTTCGTGCGGTGGTGAATGAGTGTCTTGTTCTCGAATGGCAAATAGAACGCAAAACCGCCATCGGTCAGGGACCGCTCGACAACTGACCAGCGTGGGTTGGCCTTGTCAGCCTTGAGGGCATTCGGCAATAAGCGAATTACGTGCCATGTCATTTAGGTCTTGCCCTCGCTTGCTGCATCGATCATGGCTTGCCACCAGGTTATGTGATCAACGTCAGCGTCTGGATTGTATGAATCTTCACCGCCATAACCGTCCATTAGGCCAGCGTCGATCAGCATCTGTGGCGTAGGCTCACGCATGGCGGCAAGGAACAGATCAGCACGCTGAAGATACCGCTTTCTGTCCGCACTGTGCATATTGAGCCACCCCCGACCGTCAAACTCAGCCTGACCCCGCGCTATCCGTTCTCGCATCGTCATTCCAGCCATCCTTTCAGGTCAGCTACAGATGGATCGTTTGCAGCAATGAGGGCGTCGATCTTGTTGACCGCGTGGATGACTGTCGTGTGGTCCCTGCCCCCGAACTTGCGGCCAATCTCAGGGTATGAAAACTGTGTTCTCTGCCGAATGACCCACATCATTTTCTGCCGGGCGAAGCAGATGGGCCTGCGTCTGTGGTCGCTGCGAATGTCCGCATATGTGTACCCATATTCTTGGCACATCGCCCTGATAATTGGTAGGGCCATCACCCGATTTCCCATTTCTTTCAACAGGTAACAGGCTCTTGTGTTGACATGGGCGTCATGCTGTAGCTCAAGGCGAGGCAGCTCAGGTTCCGGGTATTCGATATCAATGAAGTCAAGATCTGGCGGGGGAGGAACTGCCACCGGCTTGCCAGACTGTCCAGACAGAAGCCGCTTGCGGGTCGCCGCGTGTGCGGCCATCATTTCTGCCGCGCTGGTATATGTCTTGACTTCGATGAGACCCATCACGCATTACCCTTCCATGTCTTCGAAAAGTGGTTCTTCGGCAGGATCACCCGGCTGGCGATATGGTCAGGCACACTGCTGTCAAAGCTCACCGGTGCGCCGCCCTGCTTGGGCATCGGGTTCCCGCTGTCCTGGTATCGGTTGCCACGGTTCATCCATTCGGCCTTGAAGCCGCGCCAGCCCACGTTCAGGTGATGCTCAGCGGCCTCCACGGCGTTTCCTGCGAGCTGGTACTGCTTGACCAGTGCTTTCGCTCCAGTGGCCGTCAGAGGGCATTTGAGGCCATTGCGGTGCTGGATGACATCACCCGCCAGTTCTTCGGGCAGCACCTGCATCAGGATTTCCTTTGGCGTCATTCGCCCACCCCCGCGACAAAGAACGCCGACCCATCTGGGAGCACGGTGACACCTTGGCCCGTCACATGGTCGTGCATCGCCATCATTGCGTTGGCGAACCACCCGAACATCAAATCGTCGGGCACGTTGCAATCCGGGTTGCACTCACGGAAAAACTTGGCCCACGCCATCGCGTCGGGGTTCGTGTGGATGCTAAGATCATAGTCACTCATGCGCTTTTCCTCGCTTCTAGTGCTGCTGTCTGGCGCTCGATAAGGCGCTCCAGAACACGAAGGTCGTATTGCTTCTGGGCTATCTCGCTATCCGGCCATTTCTTAGGGCCGCTGGAGAACTTGCTCAGCCAATCGAGCTTTTGAATGCGTTGGGCTTCGAACCATTGAAGGACAGCGGGGCCGGTGATTTCGTCGGTCACTTCGCACACACCTCAACGCACCAATCCATGGCCTCTTGTGCATCCCTGAGAACGACAACCTGACCGCGCCATGTCTCGATGAACTCGGCCTGCTCCGCGTTGGGCTTGGCCTTGCCGGTTTTCACCTCGATCAAGTAGTTCAAACCGCGATAGCCGGCCACGAGATCCACCGGGCGATCCAGTTGGTGGACATGCATGCCGACCGTCTCCAGCGTGGTGATGATTTCACGCTCTGAGGTGTCGCGTTTCTTGGCGTAGCGGTTCAGGCTCATGCCGCCTCGCTTTCACGGATGGAGGCGAGGATGGCGTGGCCTATGAGTTCAGGAATCTGGGGAACGACTGCGTTGCCTAGTCCTGCAAGTCTGTGTGCCCGGTCGGGAACCCCATTAGCCACTCTACCCACGTCGGGTTCAACGCTCCATGCTCGCCTTGGCAGGTAAGCGCATCGTTCAAGGAGTTCGTTGCCCCCCTTCCAGAAGCCGCCAACGTCTCCGGCTTCCGCCCCCCCTTCCAATCGCGGCGCGTTGGTGTCGGCCACATTTCTCGCGAACCGTCTTTCTTCCACCCCTTCACTGCTTTCATAAGCGAGAGGTGCGACCCTGGAGTCTGGCGCCCCGACCGCTCCGATTTGGTCGGCGTTGGCCATGTTCCGTCCGTTTGAGGTCCGTCCCACGATCCAGATGCGCTCTCTGCGATGGGGAGCGCCCAAGGCTGACGCCGGTATGTTTTCCCATTCCGCATCATACCCGCACTCGGCCAGGTCGCCGAGAACTCGGCCAAACCATCCGCCTCGTTTGTCGCCAGGGCCACTAAGCAGATTTGCGACGTTCTCCACGATGACGAATTGCGGTCGTAGCTCGCCAACAAGTCGGATAATCTCGGACCACAGTCCTGATCTCGTACCTTCGCCCATCCCAGCTTGCCGTCCTGCAACGCTAAGGTCTTGGCAAGGGAACCCGCCCGTGATGACGTCGATTCCGGTAATTCCATCGGCAGCAAGCCTTGCGCCTGTGAGTTCCCGAACGTCTTCATAGCAGGGCACTCCTGGCCAGTGTTTCGCCAGCACGCGGCGGGGGAATGGTTCAATCTCGCAGAACGCAACGGTTTCAAACCCGCCCGTGCGCTCAAGGCCAAGGCTGAAGCCGCCTATTCCAGAAAACAGATCCAGGACTTTCAGCTTTTCCATCTTGTCCTCATGTGCAGCGTGTTTGCGATTGATGCACACCGGCTTCTTTCCGTGTGGATGCCGGTCCCACGCGAGAGAAAGGCAGTTGCGGGGAAATCCATCTCCTGCCACATGCAACCCGTAACCGAGTGGGCCATGCTCTCTTGTCCCAAGACGTTCGCGGCGGACGAAGACTTGGCGGTATTCATGATTTGCCCTTGAGGGCGCGGATGGAAAATGCCGCATTGCTGTATTGCCCATAAGACTGAGGGTTGTTTTCGCCGCGCCGGATGCAAAGATTTGCCGCTTCTTCCAGCGCATCATTGCGGGCGGTCTGGAGATCGTTAACAGCGGCTATCTGCTGCTCGACAAGTTGGTCCCGTTCCGCCTCTGCCTTCTCAAGGCGGGCGCGGAGGGCTTCGATTTCGTCAGCAGCTCGCGTCAAAAGCCCCGGGCTTTTCACCTCGTTAAAGTGGCGCAGGTAAAGAGACCTGCCGCGAAGTTGCTTGACAAGATCGTCTTGCTCACTCATCGTTCTGCTCCATCCATGCGCGGGCGACTCGGAAATCAGACGGACCTAACCAATCGCAAATTCTGTCTCGTGGGCATCCCCTCTCCGTCCAGCCGTGCTCATCTGCCCACCCATCCATAGCAAACGGCTCGATCACCTTGCGGGCCTTCTCAAGGCGGGCTTCTAGGTCGGAGATTGCCTCAGATACGGCGGGGTTTCTCACCATGACTTCGATGGTTCCCCATGATGCCAGTGTCTTTTCGGAAATGTACCGATGGCCGTTGATGGTGATGGCCTCGGCTGGTTGATCGCCCTTGGCAAACGCAAGAGCTTCCCGCGCGCAAGCCAGAATTCGTTCTCCGTCCTCACTCATCGCGCCTGTTCCTTTTTCGCCTGAAGCTTCTCACGAAGAGACGCCACCACGTTCGCAATATCGTCCAGATCATTGTCTTCTCCGTGCAGCGCGCGTTCCGTCGCAATTTCATGTTCGAGCTTTCTGATCTGACTTTCGCAAAGATCCAGGTAGGCCGTCCGCATCTTGGCAAACAGCGAGACATCAACCGTCTTGCGCTCACCGTTCTTGATGCGACGGGCAACCCGCGAACCAATGCCAATGCGGCGGGCCACACGCTCAAGGGCGTTGCACTCGTCACCGTTGCCCCGGCTTTCCAGCTCGACCATTCGACGGACGTAATTGCCCGGATCAATCGTTGTCGTACTCACTTCGCTCTCCCTGAGCTTTGCCCGATTTCGGGCTGAACTTTGCCAACTCATGTTTTCATCTCTCGCTAGGTTGATCCTCATGAACAACCCGACACGAAAGGCCCTATATTTATTCCGCCCCCGCGTAGGGGATCAGCTTTCGGGTTCTCCCGTCGCTGGACTGGAAGACACTACGCACCACCTTGGAACGTCGAGCGTATGTGTCTTGAAATTTACTCCGCCGGTGTCGAGCAAGCGCGTTGTAGACCGCGCTCTCGCCAACCCGGCAGATCTGGGCAATGGAAAGGGTGTCGTGACCGATTTTCCAGAGCTGCCAAAATCTATCGGCGAATTGGTCGCTGGTATCGTGGAGAGGCTGAAATGAAGCCATCACTCAGTCCTGCCAAACTCGCCATGCAGGGCCTCACTTGCACGGACATACGCTGCGTGAGCTTCTTTAGGGTCAGAGAAAAACCCAAGATGACTCTGCTTTCCATCGACCATAATCTGTGCCGACCATTTGCCTGGACGCTTTATCCACGACACACCCTTAAACCCACTAACGTTGTTCCGTCTGAGGCGAGAATTTCGGCTGTTTTGAGCACCAGTGGCTTCGCGCAGGTTGGAGCGCCTGTTGTTCAGACCGTCGCCATCAATGTGGTCGACAAATTTGCCGTCAGGCTCTCCCATTATCGTGCGGTGCATAAAAACACTTCTGGAGCCCTTGTCCGTCCAAATAGAACGAACTGCGTAAATCGCGCTCTTGCCGGGCATAACCGCCCAATTGTAACCGTCAATAAGATGCACATCCGAAGCGTCAACCGTGGCTACATACCCACGCGTCAACGTGACGTATGCAGTGTCACCATCCACAATGATCGGCCTGAGCTGGCAGGTCCTGCTCATCTAAGCATCCTCCTCTATGCGCTGGTGAGGGCGCTCAAGGATGCGCTTGAGGATAGCCATGCCGGTGTCTGTGGATTTGGTTTGCCGGACCCGATACTCGATGATGTCGCCACCAGTGCCATCGTGCGTCCAGTCTTCGGCTGTGGCCCTCCCGTCGCTATCCGGCAGAAACTCATCAGTCCCGGCGAACAACTTGGTCCCGTAATGCCCATCCCGTGTTCTGACATCGACAAGCGTCCGGTAAGGGACAGGGCAAGAACCGCCGTAGTGTGGTTTCCATTTCCCCATCAGATCCACTCCATCTGCACGAGGAGAGAATGAACCGTCAGGCCAATGACAATCGCAAATGCGAGGCCGTACACGATCAGGTGCTCAAGCTTGCGGTCGCTCATGATGCCGCTCCAATCTGGGCCATGCCCGAAATCAGGGATGCCGAATTGTTAATCAGGCCGGATAAAGTTGATGGATAACCCAGGGAACCAAAGCGGCTTACCGCGAACCCCTCACTTTTCACCGTGGACTCTGGTCGCCGCATCCCGCACCCTGCATATTCGGCTGGGGGTAGCCGGGAGGGCTGGCATTGAAAATCGAATTTATCGATCCGATCTGCGTTCCAGATGTATTCGCCACCGAGATGGTGAGCGTCGAGGATATGGGAGGCGTGTTCCGCTTTTCCTTCGCGGTCAAACACGGGTGCGAGCTTGTGCTGGTCAGCCGCGTCTGCCTGCTGACGAGTGCGGTTCCGGAGGCGCGAAGACTGAGCGCCGATACCATAGCGCAAAGCGTCAATCCGCTGTTCAGGGGTTCGAGGGCAAACCATTAGGGCTTCCCCGCGCAGCCGGGACGGATGACATCGCGCGTTACAGGGGAGTGGTCAGGAGGATACGTCGATTGCCTGTAATGCCTCTTGGTCAAGACCCTCTGGAACGAATGGTGCTCGTATTTCGCTTTTCTATAGGCCGCCTCGGCTTCTTCTTTTGTTTCAAAGTCATATTTCCCAAAGACAACCTTGCCCCCATGAGTGAGCCTTGCCGCCCACTTCCCCCTAGCCCTTACAAAGTTTACGCCCGTCACCCCGGATGTATTGTCTCTGCGCCTAAACCTAGACTGCTGGTTCTCCCCATAGCCAGCACTTCTCAGATTTTCTATCCGATTGTCGTCGCGAACCCCATTGATATGGTCTATCTGGTATTCGGGAGTGCTGCCTGTATGGAAATACCATGCGAGGCGATGAAGATATATCTTCTTGCCTTTGTGCGTTGTAGTGAGATAGCCGTTCCCATTATCGCACCCAACAGTAGACCCGGCCTTATACTTGGCAACATCAACGAGACGGGTAAACTTCCCTGTGGCGGGGTCATAAGAAATCAACCCCCTCAAACTCTCGAACAGAGACACCCCACCTTCGCCCTTCTCGGCGTCGGACA